TCTTCTGATGAAGAGTCTTCTGACGAGTCTTCCGATTCTGTTTAATACTGTGACTGGAGGTGCGCTATCAAAAACTGGTTGACTAGCGCTACAAAGAAGAGGGTTATACGGGAAATTAAAAAGATCCTGTATGACCATCCGCGTTATCGTGCGGATTCCGAGAATGTCCAGAATAAGTTCGCTTTTACGGAACGTCCAAATCGTGGCGTTATCATAAACGGGACGAGTGCTGATCGTGTTCGTTTATCTGCTGATAATTATATAGGTCGACATTCATCTTTCGTTATGCTTGCTCCGGTAGAAAACTATCCTGGAACAGCTCTCGAATGGGTGATAGAGAATGTAAACGAACTCGCTAAAATTTCTAGAAAGCGAGACGTTTTTCCGTCGGCTCCTGGAGTATACCGTATGAAAATTACGGATCTTCCTGATGAAGCCCACAATACTCCTGGTCATTTCACTATTGATCCAATACTGACAATCCATAATGAACCACTGATTGTGTTTCAGAGTTCAGCTGACCAAGATGCCCAGCTTTCACATGACAATATTTATCTCGGTTCTTTACGTTTATGGATTGATAATAGAATAGCGTTAATTCCAAATGTTGATTATAGTATTGACTATCCGTCAGGTAGCGTTACTTTTTTAACACCGACAGTTTCTGGTGATACCGTTACCGCAGACTATAGATATGCTACACCAACTTTAGGTCCTTTTCCTTTTTACAGAGAACAACCGGATATTGATGCCATCCCTGGTGCTGTCTTGGCCTTTGGAGATAGAGCTCAACAATTTGACCAAATGGACATTGTTGTTACGGATGAACGTGTTTATACGATGAATGTTTATGGTGGTAAATTTGAAGTAAACTTTGAACTAATTGCATTTACAAAAGACTCTGATGATCGTGAAAAAATGTCAGATTATATAATCGCAAAAGTTCTTGAAATTCAAAACATTCTTGGTTTTGAAGGTATTGAACTTCTCGATATTTCTCCTGGAGGAGAAGGCGAAGAAGTCTACAACGCTGAGACTGATGACTATTTTTACGATAGCACCATTTCTTTGTCATTTCGAGTAGACTGGGAAATATATGTACCTCTGCCTGTTGTTATGCAGCGTTCCGAGTTCACATCAATTCAAGCGGAGCAGCAGTACGGACATATGTCCTCGAGCTACCCTCTTGACTTAATCGAACAAGGAAATCCTGCCACCATTGGCGGGATTCCAGTGATTATTGGGAAAGACATCACCTACGAGAGGACTGTTTGAGTTCACGAAGATTGTTGATGGTAAAGTGCTATATGAGCAATGTGATTTGAACTAGTATAGTCCGTAATGCCGGCATTCGAATATTTGTGTAACAAATGTGAAGTTGAATTCGAGGAACTTCTCGTTCAACAAGATGAAATCCGCTTATATACGGAATGGCATCCTTGCCCTTCATGTAAAGGTCGAGCGAAGAGAATAAAAGTCTCTCCCATTAACTTTGCCTTTAAAGCTCCGGGTGGTCAAACACAGGGTTCTGGAGTTCATGGACAGTCTGGCGTCCATGATCTTGATTATCCAAATGTTGACAAAGCGGTTGGTCGATCCGCCTCGAAGAAGTGGGAATACTATAACGCTCGGAAAGCAACGCGTGATAAAGCACGTCGGGAACTCGGTCAAAATGCTGTTAAGCAGGTAGACGACGTTATCACTGCTGTGGATCCTCAAACTGCGAAGCTTCGAGAACAGGGCCTGAGAACTCTTCGTAAGGCGAAGATTCAAAATCCGAGACCGAAACCTGGTGCCTGATTTCGTTTACTGAAACCGTTTTTCGTTTTTATCCTTCTTACTTAGTTCATTATCGAACTCTTATGCGGATTTCCTTACTGAGGTCCCAGTAGACATTCATACCTAAGACCTAAACGCAGACTCAGACCTAGATTTAGACTTTTTTGGTTTTAGAGATTGAGACAAATATTTAGACTTCTGCTCGGACGAAGGAGCTAAGATGGGTATCGGACCTTTTACAACATACGCGCCTCCTGGTGTTTACACGAGAACCATCACGGAGCCAATCGTCGGGCAACTGCTCGGGGGACTCAGGGTCCCAGTCCTTATCGGCACAGGGAAAGAAACCCTGAGTCAGACGGACTTCGAACTTGTCCGTGGTTCAAGCTCCGTAGCTGACACACCAATCTTCGCGGAAGACGCGACAGGAAGGTTTGTTATCGGCGGTTCTCAAACCAACCCGACACTCGGGAACGCTGATGGCGTTCACGGGCAATTCCGGGTGAGAAATTATCCGATTGTTGATGGCGACGGTATTGGCCGTCTGACTTATGACGTGAGCAAAGTCTCCGTTAAGGTTAACGGTCAACAAGTTGTTGTGTCGGCAGTTGATGGTCCTAATGGTCTCGTAGCACTATTGGTTCCTCCTCAGTTGGAGGATATCGTTCTCGTAGATTATTTCTTTCATCGTAAAGACACTCGAGTCACCGATGATGTTTCGTCTCAAGTTACGGGAGTCTCTGCCGTTTTGGTTGCGCCAAAGGCTGAGCCATATAACATAACACTCGGAGTGAGTGATACACTCAGCGTAACAGTTAATGATGCTGTTGTTGGAGTGGTTACGCTGGCTTCCGGTAGCAGACTTGCTGCTGACGTTGCCAATGATATCAATGCTGCTGCCATCACCGGTCTGACCTCGTCAGTACACATTGATGCTCAGGGACTTAGCCATGTCCAGCTCATCGCTCAGGGTAATATCCTGATCGGAAGCGGCAATAGTAACGGCGCTCTGGGTTTCAACCCGGGTGACTACACGAACCGTAATAAGTCGTTCGTCGTCTTTAACGGACCGATCGTTGATGGTTCGGATGGTGGTGTTACAACTACTGACCCTTCAAGCGTCTCCGTTACGGTAAACGGAACTCCGGTTATCGCTAAGTCGGTTGATGGTAAGAATCAGACTGTAACGCTGGCTGCCGCACCGACTCCTGGTACCGTCGTAGCCGTAACTTACTACTTCAACACTTTCCAGGATACGTTTGACTACTTGCCGAACAGCAGTATCGTTTCTGTAGGGAACGTTGGTATTGCCCCAGGTCGTCGTGATTATCTCAACGGTCCTGACTTTGTCGTTGTAAATGACGGTGATCAGTCTAAGATTCAGTGGGGTACCGCCTGGCAGGTCATATCCGGTGAGAAGACCGGTACAAACACTTTTGATTCAACACAAATAACCGGTCTTCTTGTTGATGATCGGATTTTTGGCGTTCCGTGCACTCGCTTTACTGATTCTGCGACCGCGCAGGTATCGGAGACGAAGTTCACGATGCCGTTGACTCCGACGACCGGTAATGGTCGTGACACGCCTCTTGGACAGTCGCTTTACCAGACGATTACGAATGGTCGTATCGATCTTCCGACAAGTCGTCCGGACCTCGTCATCGTGTATGTCGGAAAGAACTTCCGAGATGCGTATGCGCGTCCTCCGGTCGTTGTTCTCTCGGTGGATTCATCTACGAACACTATCGTGTTGCGTGACCCGGTTCCGGCTGATTATGAAGTCTTCGCTACTTTCTGGTATAACCGGATTGGTGATGATACCTTTACATTCAATGTTGTGACTGGCGGTCCTTCCGGAACCGGTCAATACACGGTGTTTAGTCAGAAGACGGCTCAGTACCAACTTGGTGTGAAGTTTGGAACTAAGACCGGTTTGTCTCAGACAATTCAGTGGCCCTCCGGGTCCGAAATTCTTCCGGATGCATTCCATACCGGAGACGGAATTTCGGTATCCGAAACCGCCACTGTCGAGTTTGATAGTGCACTGCTACCGGCTCAGAACGCCTCGTTCTCGAATTCCGGACAGTCTCCGTACGACATTTACACGTACACCCGCATTTTCGGCGGTGTCGTTGTTGATGGCAACCCGGCGGTTTCCGTTGACCTCTCTCTTCCTTACAGAGCGTTGATCCTCGGTCAACCTGTTCTGGAACCACTGTCTTTTGCCACGACCGATTACCTGTTGTTGCAAGTTGACGGCACTATTTTCGCTCCAGTTTCTCTGACTGGTTTGACGACAGTTGCCGGTGTTGCTACGGCCATCAATGCAGTAATTGATGCTGACGTGCAGGTCCACGCGGATGGTTCTGGTACTTTTGCCTCTACCTCTCCGAATAACCTTGTCTCTGCTTTGACCTACGGATCGAATTCGATTCTGAAGGTTAAGGGTCGTAATCTTCCGTCTTCGACGAACGGTTTGACCTCTTCTATCCTTGTTTTGGTTCCGACCGGAGCCGGTCAGACTGACGGGTCTCGTAAGACCGGTCTCGCCCCCAATCTCACGAGTTCCGGTTCGTACAGCGGCATCAATCAGCCTGCATTCCTTGTTGGTTCGATGGCTGAGCCGTTCAACGTGCAGTCCGGAGTTACTGACTCCGTCCAGCTTACGATTGATGGCGCTGACTTCAGTACCATAATTCCGAGCGGTACCACAGTTTCTCTTGACGATGTTGTTACGGCAATCAATGACGCGTACATGTCGGTGGCGTCAACGACTGATATTGCTGCTTACACATCTGCTCTTGTGTCGTTGGTAAACGACATTAAGGCGCAATATACTGTTCACATCGCTTCGATTACTGTTCATACTGCTGCGGACGGTGTGAACACGATCGTGAGCCCGAACGCTACTAATCTCGCGACTGCTGTTACCCTGGTTAATGAGCTGAAGACGAAATATGACGCTCATCTTTCGCAGGTTACCGTCCATCAACTCAACGACACCACGAACGTTGAGACGCTTCCGGCAGCAATCGATCTCCAGACAGCCGTGACTCTCGCTCACGACTTGAAAGAGAAGTATAACACCCATTTGATGCAGATTGGTGTTCACGGATTCGATGATACGGTGAACGTTGAGTCGTTATCAACGATTACTCTTTCGGTCTTGACCGCTGCGGATGATGGTTTCGGTCTTGTTGAGATCACGACCACCACTCCTCACGGCATGTCGAACGGTGACAAAGTTTTCATCTCAGGCGTTGTTGGTACGACTGAAGCCAACGGTGGCTGGTTGATTCTATCGACCGGTGCTAGCACGTTTACCTTGACCGGTTCAGTTTTCACGAACGCATATATCTCTGGTGGTTCAGTTCAGAGTGTTACGTCTGAAGAGTCATTGGTTAATGACATCAAGACGCAAGTAAATGCACACTACTTGCAAGCCGGTGTTCACCAGACTAACGACGTGGTTAATACCATCGTTGCGGCAAACGCGAGTGATACGGCTGCCGGTCCTTGGACAACAGCTTCCACTCTAGTCAACCAGATTAAGGCGAATCTTAATCTGCATATCGCTTCAGCGACGTACCATAACGTTGCCGATACGACAAACGCAGTCGTGACTGTTGATTCGACTGCTGGCAGCCTTACCAGCATCTTCACATTGGCTGCAGCCATTAAGGTAGCATACAACACACATCGGCTCCAACTTCAGGGCGCATACCATGTGCATGGAACTGATGACTTGGTGAACGTTGCTACAGCCGTTCTTCCGCAGCTTGTTGCTCAAGTAGGTCAGGGTGCCCAGGCAGGCAAATTGGTTCTGGTGTCGAGAACCAATTCCCCGATTTCTGGAGTTGTGTTCAAGAGCTTGAGCACCGCTGGTGGACCTCTCGGATTTGTTCCGGGTTCTTCGTCTTCCAGGACTCAACCGTCCGCAAGTTCCATCGCAGCCGCCATTAATGGATCGGCTTCGTTCTCGGCTCTTGCGGTTTCCTATCCGGTCCTGTCGGCCGGTCTTGGAACATTCCTTGAGATCAATTCGCGTACTGCGGGTTCTACCTCAACGATCAGCTTTACTAATGTGACCAATACGGCCTTCATCCCGGATACGGGTATCGGGATCGTTCCTGGTTCATCAAGTGCGATTGGTGAGAATGCTCAATCCGGTTTCTCGGTCTCGAGCTCTGCCGGTCTCTCGGGTTCTCATGGTACTGGAATTCCGGGTCAGACATACACCGATCAGACAACTGGTCTTCGTTTCACTGTTCTCCCGGCATCTGGTGGTGACTACACGTCCGGTGGAAAGTTCACACTGGTTGTGAACCAGACCTTCACTGTTGATGCCTCGATTCCTGTTAAGGAAATTCCTGGTATTGAAGTGTCGGTCTACAACACGGTCGGAATGAACCCTGGAACCACTGCTCTATTGAGCACATTTGAGAGAGCCGGTACGCATCCGAAGGTTGGCGATGTTTATTACATCTCGTACCAGTTTGCTAAGACTGACACGTCCACGGCGTTATTCCGCGATTTGAAGACGATTCAGCAGAACTTCGGTACTCCGACGCCTGACAACCCGTTATCTCTTGGTGCGCGTCTTGCGTTGCTTAACGGTGCGGTTCTCATCGGCCTTAAGCAGGTTTTGCGTGCTCCAGGGTCGTCGCAAGCCAGCCTCGGTTCCTTTACGGCGGCTATTGACGAACAACAGAAGCCGATGACTGGCAACGTTAAGCCTGACGTCATCACGCCACTCGCTACAGATCCGCAAGTCTTTGCGTATTTGAATCAACACTGCATTTTCATGAGTTCTCCTCGTCAAGAGGGTGAGCGTATTGCTGTGGTTGGTCCCGCAGTTGGAACCACGGCACTCGGCGCTCAGTCGATTGCCAAGGGACTGAACTCGGAAATGGCAATTCTCACTTATCCGGACTCGTACATCATTACGGTTACGGATAATCTGGGTAATTCATCGCAGCAGCTTGTAGATGCTTCTTACATGGCTGCCGCGATCGCCGGATCTACTTGCAATCCGTCAATTGACGTTGCTACACCGCTTACGCGTCGTCAAATCATTGGCTTTTCTCAGATGGGTCGAATCCTTGATCCGACTGAGGCAAACCAAATCGCAGTGTCTGGTGTCTCAATCATTGAGCAATCAGACCAGGGACTTCGCATTCGTCATGGTTTGACGACAAATCCCTCGACGGTCATCACACGGACTCCGTCCGTTACGATGACGATCCAGTACGTCCAACAAACAATGCGTCGCGTACTTGACCCGTATATCGGTCAGAAGTTCACGGGCGCTCTCCTGAAGTCGGCTGAAAACGCAATCACTGGTGCTTTCCAGACGATGATCGACCAACAGATTGTTACAAAGGTTGCCGGAATTTCAGTGTCAGTTGATCCGAATGATCCGACTATCATGAGAACTGAAGCAATCTACGTTCCAGTCTTCCCATTGGAGTACATTGTAAGTACGCTACAAATTCGGATTCGTCTTTGATACCTAATTTGAGATTGACAGCCTGAAAAGTTCATGTTAATCTCAAATCATGGAAACGAAAACTGAGAAATGTGAGGCCACACCAGAAATGGTTGTGGCCTCAGTCGTATTTACGATTTATTGTCACCAACATATTGAGTCTGGACGTCGTTATGTCGGACAAACCAAAAAGACATGGAAGCAGCGATGGAATCAACATGTTTATACCGCATTGAATGAAAAAAGCGGATGGTCGCATTTTGCAAATGCGATTCGCAAATACGGGAAAGACGCGTTTTCTCATGAAGTATTGGATGTATGCTCTGACTTAGAATCTGCTAATATCGCAGAAAAGAAATGGATCGCTCATTTTGATACTCGAAATCCAGAAAAAGGATTCAATATAAAATCTGGAGGTGATCACCGACCTCATCCTGTAATTAATCCATGGGACCGTCCCGGTTTTCGCGAAAATCATCCAAGTACGATTTCGGCTTGTTTTACTCCTACTGCACGTGCGGCTCAGCTCGCGAGCATGCGCTCTCCGGAGTCCAAAGCAAAGAGAAGTGCTAAGACTAAAGCATCTTTAGCTTCACCTGAGACGCGTGCTAAACGAGCAGCTTTACTGGCTGATCCGGCTTATACTCAGAAGATTTCTAATACTTTGAAGAAATCTCTTTCCACTCCGGAAGCGAAAGCCCGGTTATCTAAGGCATCGCGCGAGTCCGCCACTCCGGAAGTGAACGCAAAGCGTTCGGCCGCTATCCGGACGGCTTTCCAGGACCCCGCCGTACAGGAGCGGCATCGAGCTGCCGTTACTGAAGCTCAGAATCGTCCTGAGGTCCTAGCCAAGCATGCTAACAGAGTTGTTAGCTTGGAAACTCGCCAGAAGATATCAACCGCTTCAACCGGGTTCCGTCACTCCGAAGAGTCTAAGGCTGACATGAAGCGTCAGTTCGCGGAACGTCGTGACCGTCTTCTTGCCGAGTCCGGGTGTGCTACCTGGTCTGATTATATCCGGTTATCGATCAAGAGAAAGCAATCGGTGATGACCTATTGATAACGTGTTGAGTCGTAACTCTGCATAGGAAATATTATGAAGCCTTCACAACTCGCCAATCAACTTCGTCGTATCGCCACCGCTATTGATAAGTCGAAGAATCCTGATCGTAAGCTTGTCGCTCGAGACTTGAAGAAGATTTTATTCAGCATTTCTATTTAGTGAGTTCATGAGTGAACTTTCTATTAAATGGTAGTGTAATTACGTGCAGGAGATGTCATGACTTTTTTAAGCTCGAATACTCGTCTGCCTACATATCGATGGAAAGACGACGTTCCTGGTGAGCTGTTCGACGCGCTTCGTGTTGCCACTACACATGCTGATGTGAAGATGTTTCTTGGAGACCCTGCTCCTGCTCTATTCGGAAATGCTTTGCTGTTTGGAGCTGCTGCTGTTTTGTCCTCGCCAAACGGGTTTGGCGAAGTTACGGTTACTGGTTTGGTAGGTGTTAGTGCCAATGATGTAGGTCGCTATCTAACTCTGGTCGGTGGCGTGAGCGTATTGGCCTACGAACGATTTTACATTTTGAGCTTCGTTGGTGTTGGTTCTGTTAAGATTTATGGTCCATCTCTAGTTGCAGATTTGGGTCCGCTTAGCTGGAAGATTACTGTAGATGGTTGGGATCTCAATGTTGGGGACCGAGTAGCGCGCATTGTACCTGAACTACAGAGCGGCAGCGTAGCTTCAGTCGCGGCGTTCTCCGCAGGCGAAGCTACGCTTGTCGGACTACGAGGTATGACTCCGTCACATGTCGGCAAGCAGATGATTTTGTCAAATGGAGTTTTTCCGTTGAACAGAGGTACGTTCAACGTGACGGTATACCTGAATCCTGGTTCTGTAAAAGTGGCTAATCCTGTCGCTGTTGTAGACCCGTCATCTCTTACCTGGAATATTCGTAATCGTGGCCGCTTGGTTGATAATGGTATTTATGATGTGACTGCGGGAGCATGGACTCGGTCAGTAGATGCCAATACAGGTGCGCTGATTAAAGACGCTGTTGTAGAGGCAGAATTTTCCTACCAAGGGGCACCCAAGGTCTTAGCTCAAGGTAATACGGCCACAGTATCCTCAATCGTACCTTTAACTAGCATTACCTTCAGTGGTTTGACTGGAATGACCACAGATTTGGTTGGGCAGACACTAGTGGTGTCTGGAGCCGCCCAAGCCGGAAACAACGGCTCGTTCGTTATCTTGACGGTAAATAGCTTATCGTCTGTGACATGTACCGCAGCAGCAGCAGTGTTCCCAGACGCTAACTCAACTAAGATTAGTTGGAGGGTAATCCAAGTGGGGAGCACGGCAGCTATCGTGTCTGTTACGTTAGGTATTGCTACCATCAGCGGCCTGAATGGTATGGAACTGAGCAGTGTTGGTAATTGGCTCAACTTATCAGGTGCAGTCAACCCTCGTAACAACGGGACATTTCGGATCACGAATTGGATCAGTGCTACGCAAGTGGAGATTGCGGCACAGTTCGGTGTCGGAGGAGGCACTGCCACGTCTTGGGAAGAGATTCTGAATCGAAATGTCTCATTTCGTACCGCGTTATATGCTCCACTTGGAATACCACTGGTAGTAAATGTTGATCCCCAGCAGTGGTTAGTACTAATTCCGTCTTACCAATCTAGTGTCAGTGTGACTGCAGCTACAAATGTGAACGTTCCAGTACGTTCCGGTTTTCTGCAAATCGACGGTAGAAACATCAATGATGGTGAGGTAGTTTTATTACTAGGCCAGTCGGTTGTCTTAGAAAATGGCCTGTACACTGTTCGAGCAGGCCAATGGGAATTGTATATACCTACTGGAGATGCCTCATACGCAACTCCGCTGAGTCAGTATTGGGTTGCGGGTATTAGTTGTGGATCTGAATTCCAAGCCACGACTTGGATTTTGTCTTCTCCTACCAATGCTCCGATTGTTCCTGGAGTAGATGTGCAGACTTGGTTTTCGGCTGACGCTCCTGATACAGATCTACCTGGCCCTATTCGTGTGGATGCTAACTTCGGGGATTCTTTCCAGGTTATGTCAATCGGAGCATTCGGGTTTTCCCAGAATTTGTTGACGTTGACTCTGCCTCCGATTGTGCCGAGCAGCGCAGGAAAACGCATATCTGTCGGGGCGGTTGTGAACTTCAAGTCCGCCTCTTGTGGTGGTAACGTTGTACAGTTTTTGGCGCAGCCTTCAGGTAATGACTCTGTAGATACGCAAGCTCCCGGATTATTGGGTTGGTATCTTGATGTTACCGGGAATCAATTTGATCTGGAGTCCGATGGAGTTAGCCGGTGGCGTAGTACTTCTGGTTTTTCTCTTATGCTAACTGGTTGGACGGCTCCGGATGTTTTTTCGGGAGTTTTCCCGGTATTTCCTCCTAATTTCTGAGGTATCTGATGACGACACACGCTGTTTGGGAATTAACACCATTACAGATTTTTTCGTGCGCCAACTATGTACGTACCGGGGTTGTTTTTGCCCCCGAGACCGTGCCGTTCACGAGTACTAGACGGCCATTGGAAGGTACCGGATTTTTGTACCAAATCGGATTATCACGGAATTCCAAAGCTCTGCATATTCAGACAGTTGTTCCGGAATGCCCGAGTATTCCGGATTCTGGTGACACTCGTTCTGGAGTGTTAGTGTTCGATGGAGCGATGATTATCGGTTCGTTCATTGAGCCTGGAGACCGCCTGGCAGAAGTGAATAGGACTATCGTTCACGAGAACT